TCCGATGAGCGAATGGACGACGGCGGAGCAGATCTATACGGCTTTCGAGATACTGGAGAAACAAAGTGAGCGACAACGTTGAGATTGCCTATGACAAGGCTGATCTTCGTCGCATTACATCAGCATTCAAGGCGATGGACGCAGAAGCTACAGATGCAGCTAAAAGAGAATCCTCAGCTTTGGCAGAATTCGCTCAAGGCAAAATTCAGCAGAAGGCCATCACCAGAGGTAAGGCAGCCGACAGGATTGCCAGTGGCTCCCGTGTGTCTAAATCTTCCAAGATTGGTGAGCTCTCTTTCGGCTTCGTAAGTCAAAAGTTTTCCGGCGGTGGCACAACAAAGGATCTCTGGGGCGGTACAGAATTCGGATCTAACAAGTTTAAGCAATTCCCAGTCTGGTCAGGTCAATCTTCAAAAGGCGCAGGTTCCAAAGGTTGGTTTATTTATCCGACACTTCGCGAAATACAGCCAGACATCATTGACAAGTGGGAAAATGCTTTTGACCGAATCTTGAAGGAGTGGTAAATGGCCGGACAATCGCGCACACTCAAGCTTTCGATTCTTGCTGATGTAGATCAATTAAAGAAATCGCTGGCTCAAGCTAACGGAGACGTCGATAACTCATCATCGAAGATGGGCGAATTTAGCAAGAAGGCTGGCATGGCATTTGCAGCCGCCGGAGCTGCTGCTGGAGCCTACGCAGTCAAGCTTGCAGTCGATGGAGTCAAGGCTGCGATTGAAGATGAAGCTGCACAAATCCGACTTGCCACTGCGTTAAAGAATGCAACTGGTGCAACGAATGAAATGATTGCATCGGTTGAACAACAGATTCTCAAGACATCTCTGGCCACTGGTGTGGCAGACGATAAACTTCGTCCAGCCTTGCAGCGACTTTCGCTATCAACAAACGATGTCACAAAGGCTCAGGATCTTCTCAATCTGGCGCTGGACATTTCTCAAGCTACGGGCAAAGGCTTGGATTCGGTAGCTAACGCACTTGGTAAGGCATACGACGGCAACACGGCAGCTCTAGGCAAATTAGGCATCGGACTATCTTCGGCAGAGCTCAAGGCGATGTCATTCGAAGAGACGCAGACAAGGCTTTCGGATCTATTCGGTGGAGCGGCCGCAGCTAACGCAGACACATTCGCCGGACGACTACAGATTCTCAAAGTCACATTCGATGAAGCAAAAGAATCAGTCGGTGCGCAACTTCTGCCAATCATTCAGCGACTAGTCGAATTTGTCGTAAATGAGGTTGTGCCGGCACTTGGAAAGTTCGCGCAATTCTTTAAGCCAATCACTGACGCAATTGACAAGAATAAAGAAGCTTTCACAGAATTCATCGGATTCGTTCAGAAATACGTCGTGCCTGTTCTGGTCACAGTCTTAGGCGGAGCGTTCAAGGTTGTCGGCGAAATTGCTGGCGGAATCATCAACGTCATCGGCGCGGTTATTTCTGGCCTAAACGCGTTAATCTCTGGAGCGGTAGCTGGAATCAATGCTCTTATTCGTGTCTATAACTCAATTCCATTCTTGCCTAACGTCTCACAGATTTCAGCTCCATCAATTAGCGTTCCAAAAGTCACGATTCCATCAACAACTACATCAGCATCTAGCATTCCTACAATTTCCGTTCCTAGTGTTCTAGGTTCGACAGGAACAGGATCTACGACAACATCATCGGGCGGCGTGAGTTCAGCCGTTTCAGGAGCTTCTCGCGTAGGCGGAGGATTTACCGATTCACAGAATGCAGCTCGCTTAGCTGCTCAAGGCGCTGGTGGTTTCACAGATTCTCAGAACGCTGCTCGAATTAATGTCACAGTCAATGGCGCAATCGATGCCGAAGGCACTGCTCGCACAATCGTGAACGTTCTCAATGATTCTTACTATCGTGGCACTGGCGGAGCCGGCGCACTCCAGGCAATCTGATGACTCAGTGGGCTCCAGTCTGGAAAGTAACAATTCAAGGCGTCGAATACACCGACGTCGTTTTAGCCAATCTTTCAATTTCATCAGGGCGCACGAATATCTACACACAGGCTCAAGCCGGCTATTGCACAATCAATCTAATCAATCTCAATCTTGGCGCTATCACTGCTCAGATCAATGACGCGGTATCAATCCAAGTTAAAGATACTGCTGGCACATTCGTGCCAATCTTTGGCGGAAGCGTCGTGGACGTTGCCGTGACAGTTTCACAGACTGGCTCAGTGGCAATCACTCAGGAGATAACAATCACGGCTCTAGGAGCCCTCTCAAGGCTCCAGAAGGCCTTAACTCTGGGCGTGTTATCTAAGGATTTCGACGGCGACCAGATCTATACGATTCTGTCGGATCTCCTAGTCAATAACTGGTCAGAAGTTCCGGCAGCTCTTACGTGGGCGACTTATACACCAGCGACGACTACTTGGGCTGATGCAGAAAATACAGGGCTTGGAGAAATAGATCGTCCAGGTAATTACGAATTAGCAGCTCGCGGATCTAATCAGACAATCACTTGGAATCTGGTAGCCGACCTTGCAACCTCTGGGCTGGGCTACATCTACGAAAATGCTCAAGGTCCGATTTCTTATGCAGATTCCACACATCGTTCTACTTATTTAGCCACTAACGGCTACACGGATCTAGATGCCAATCAAGCTCTAGGCCGTGGAATTAAGATTCAAACTAAGGCCGGAGATATTCGCAACGATGTATCTATCGTCTGGAAGTCTGGAACAGAGACGGCGACTGATGCAGCCTCAATCGCACTATATGGCAAGCTTGCACAACAGATTACGACTTCACTAGAACACGCAGCCGACGCATCAGACCAAGCCGACTTCTATCTGACACTAAGAGCTCAGCCACAGGCATTCTTAGAATCCATCACTTTCGCACTGACAAATCCGGAGGTCGATGATGCAGATCGTGACGCTCTTATCAACGTGTTTATGGGTCAGCCGATTTCGCTTTCCAATCTGCCGGTCAATATGCAATCCGGAAATTTCTTGGGCTTCGTTGAGGGCTGGCGATTCCAGGCTTCTTTCAACGAGCTCTCGATTACTCTCATCGTGTCGCCACTGCCATTCTCACTTCAGGCGATGGAGTGGCAAGATGTAAGTGTCGCCGAAACATTCAACACGCTGAGCCCTACACTTGACTACGCAGACGCGCTAGTCGTCAATTAAGGAGAAACGATGGCAAATCCAACAACGAACTTCGGCTGGGTCATGCCGACGAGCTCAAGTCTCGTTACGAATCTCCCAGCAGATTTCAACACATTTGGCCAAGCGGTGGACACATCGATGTCAGAGCTGCTCGGTGGCACAACTGGTCAAGTCTTATCTAAAACATCTAATACCAATATGGACTTTACGTGGGTCACTCCAACAGATGAGACACCACTGACAACTAAGGGCGATCTATTTACTTTTAGCACAGTCGATGCACGCCTAGCAGTAGGCACAAACGGCCAAACACTTGTGGCGGATAGTTCCACCGCAACAGGCTTGAAATGGGCTGCACCATCAGGCGGTATGACTTTAATTAGCAGAGTTACTCTTGGTACTACTTCAGCAACTTGGAACATTGATAGTATTTTTTCTTCTACTTACTATAATTACTTAGTAATAGTGGAAGCTATGTCTGGAAGTTCCTCAGTGGCAGATGTTTATATGCGTTGGCGATATGGTTCATCAACTGAAAGTGGAACTACCTATGGCAGAGTTGTACTTACAACAAGCGCAGGAACTGCATCAGGAATTGATTGGAACGCAATTTCTTACAATGTTTTGGCTGCAGAAATAGGTGGTGCTACCGAACCTAATCGCGGCTGGTTTTATGCTCTAGGTGTAGGAAATACTAACGAACAGGCAAGCATAAGCGGAATGATGACAAATGCTTCGCAAGGTAAGTTCTGTCAATTTTATGGAACTATTTTAGAACAGAGAACTTATACAGGCATTCAATTTTCAGCAGCAGCAGGTAATATTAATGATGGCTCAATAGTGAGCGTATACGGATTGGCGAAACCATAATGGCAAATGACAGCGTAACTATTTACGACCACGCAACAGGTGAAACTGTTGTTCTAGAAATGACAGATGCTGAACAAGCAATCAGAAATGATGAAGTGGCAAAATACACCGCAGCAAAAGCGGCTAAAGATGCTGAAACGCAAGCGGTAGAAGAAGCCAAAGTTAAAGCAGTTACAAAATTAACTGCACTTGGTATTGACCCAAAGGCACTTGGGCTATAAGTGGAACACTTGACTGAGATGATTCATGGCTAACTATCCAGACGGCACTGCTGCTCGGATCATAGAAGTCGCACTAGCTGAAGTCGGCACGATTGAGACTGGCGAGAATCTGACGAAATATGGCAAATTCACAAAGGCCGACGGATTGCCCTGGTGCGGTTCGTTCTGCAACTGGGTCTTTCACACTGCCGGCGTAAAGATTCCGTCAATGGTTTCAACGGCTTTAGGCGCACATAAAATGAAAGAGCTCGGACGCTGGATTGAATATAAGCCGGCACTTGGAGATCTATGCTTCATGGACTTTCCACACGATGGCATAGATCGCATCAGCCATATCGGAATCGTCGTCAAGGTTGGCACGACAAGCGTTCTCTGTATCGAGGGCAACACCTCTGGCGATGGAGATCAACGCAACGGCGGAATGGTGATGGTAAAGCGTCGCTATATTGGAAAAGAGATTGTTGGTTTCGCTAGGCCGAAGCTCGTAACCTATGCTGGAGAATATCCAGTGGTCGAGCCACTTCCACAGGCGAAGCCGAAAAAGGAGAAAAAGAAATGACACAATTCAAGGCAGTCGCAGCATCTTGGGCGAGAAGCTCAGTGGCCGGAATGCTGGCCGTTTATATGACAGGCAATACCAATCCAAAAGATCTAGCGATGGGGCTTGTTGCGGGGCTAATTCCCGTACTCGCCAGATGGGCTAATCCGAACGACATTTCTTTCGGTCGCCAGAAGTGAGCGTCGGCGAATGGACGGCGGTCGGTGGGCTTGTTCTTGCGGTGCTGACTGCCATCTATTCGTCAATGAGATTCATGGTGAAGTCGATCATGCGAGAGCTTTCACCGAATGGTGGGAATTCTCTCAAGGATCAGGTGTCTCGAATTGAGGCACGTTTAGATCAACTGATGCTGGAGATTGCTCTCAAGAAATAGACACGCCGACGTCAATCTTGAAATTGTCGGACATAGATGTCACTCTGTATCTGGGAGCAAGTTGTAAATTGCATGATCGTCGTTTATGGCTTGCTCCCACTAACAGAAACGGGAGCAAGAAAATGACAACAAGTGAAATCGGACTATTCGTCCTCATGGCTATTGCCTGCATTCTTTGGGCGATTGTCAGTTATTCAATCGGCTACAAAGAAGGCCACAGAGAAGGCTATCAACGTGGCAAAGCCGTCGGCCGTCACATCTCAGCTCAGGCGGTGCGCTAATGGGATTCCTAGACAACTACGAAGCTGCTCGCGCTCGCACTGATCGCTGGCTTGCGACTTATCCAACTGGTCGCATTGAAACAGAAATCATGGAATTTAGCGCAGACAAGGGCTACGTTCTAGTTAAGGCAACTGGTTACAGAAATGCCGATGATCTATATCCAGCCGGCGTTGATTTCGCTTATGGTTATCAGGGCGCTTATGTGCAGAATATGAAACGCTGGTTCGTTGAAGATACAGTCACGTCGGCAATTTTAAGAGTTATGCAGCTCATCATGGGCGGTGCAGAGCGAACAGTGCGCGAGACTATGGAGCAGATTGAGAAGCTTCCAGCAAAGATTGCCAACACTGAGCCGGATTATTGGAACACTAAATTTGGAGACGTGCCATCGTTTAAGACACGCGAAGAGGCAGAAGAGGCAGGCATTCCAACACTGGGAACGGCCATTGACACCATCAAAGAGACACTAGGCGGCGTTCAAGTAGCTGCTGCTCCATTGTGCTCTCATGGTCACATGATTTGGCGTGAAGGCACATCGGCAAAGACTGGAAAAGGCTGGGGCGGATATATGTGCTCCGAAAAGGCTAAGGCAAAGCAGTGTCCGCCAGCCTGGTACATGCTCGGTTCTGATGGACAGTGGAGGCCACAGGTATGACAAAGAGCCGATTGATTCGAATTCTTGTCATTATCGAATGCGTGTTGATTCTGGCTCTTATTGTGGTGGCGACACGATGAGCCGCGTGACTGAGATGATTGATGTCGATTCAATGATTGGTCGAACTCTCATCGATGGCAAAATCGTCGCAGAATACAAAGTCGAAAACTGCGACAACTGCAAGCGCATCGAAATGCTAGATCGTGCCGGCTATCTCAAAGCCGTCGGAGGAGAGCCCGTATTGTGGTTCTGTATTCAATGCAGAAAATGACAATCAGCGCAGCTGATGAATGGGCTATTCACAAACGAGCAGTCGATGTCGTGTTCTCATACAGTGGCCAACTAGGCACGACAATCCACTACAACTCAAAGCTTAATAATCACGAACAGGTAACGGAATACGCCGAATCTCTGGGAGCTGAAATGATTGTGGCCAGATACTTCGGCCTTGACTATGACATAAACCTCTCCAACGGCAAAAGAGGAGCAGATGTAGGTCAAGGGCTAGAAGTACGCTGGACGTCATACGTTGGTGGCAATCTGATTGTGTATCCGAATGATCGTGAGACTGACATCGCGGTTTTGGTAGTCGGCAAGTCGCCGGTTTATCACATCGCCGGCTGGCTTCCAGTAGCCTTTGCTAGACGCAAGCGGTTTAAGAATCCGCGTCAGGATTCCTGGTGGGTCGATCAGGCCAATCTGAATCCGATTGAAACATTGGTCAGGAGCGAATATGCCACTGCTGCGATTTGATTGCTCAATATGCAAGAAGCTCTATGGTGATGGGCGTAAAGAGCACCTAATCACTAAGGGAGCCGAATTGACGATGCACGAATGGTTCGCTCAATGCTCTGGTTGCGGGGCATTCTCGGTCAAGCTAGTCGATGATTCACTGGTAAAAGACTTATGAGCATTGTCAAAATGAGCTATCAATGTCAATGTGGGGCAATCATTAAAATTGAGAATCGTGCAATTATGGACGGATCATTTGCACTGCAAGAAGCCGTCATTGACCATGAAGATGAGGACTGCTCATGAATAGTTATCCACAGACTTATCCACAGGCACTTGTGGACGATGCGACACTCCGGACTCAATCCTTGACACAATGTCAGGATTCATCGCTAT